ACAAAAATGCAAACCTTTTTGAAAGACAATGGGTATTCGCAACGACCCTTGTTGTCATCTGGGAAAAAAGTGGATTATGGTAAGACAAATTTTTTATAAAGGAACCGTAGGATTAAATGGAAGGGTCGTCCTAAATCCTATTGTTTTTTTTATATAGTCACTGCTAAACTCCTGACCTTTATGTTCTATATTTATATCAAATAATACGAGTCTATTTACTTTATTCTCTATTATTATTTCTTTACCATCTATATAAAAATATGTTCCACCACCATTATTAACATTATTTAAATAAATTAGAATTTTATGTGTTTCTCCACATACTTTATTGTCTCTGTGCTTAGGAATGGGTTTATTATTTTTAGATATTGTAATCTCGTCACTAAGACCGAATATACCTAGTTCTTTGAATTTATCTACATAGTTCGTATATATGTTGTTAGCTATATCTTTCGATTTATATCTAGATTGTGCGGAACCATTGTTGTCTACATACTCTGATAACATTTCTAAGTCTTCTATAGATAAAAAATTGTCTATAACTTGATAGGCTTCTTTCATATATATATATACCGGTAAAGATTTCCTAGAAGCAAGATTTTGTTTTATTTTGAATAAATAAAACAAAAAAGGGAGGGATTAAAAGGGAACCGTAGGTTCCCTTTACCACTTTCCTGTGGTCTTTTTCACCATAATATTGTTCCCCTTTGCCTTTCTCTTTGCATTGGGGTCATATTCATCTCCATCATCGTCCGCCAAATTCTTCGATAATTCCCAGAACTCCTTGGACCCCAACTTGAAATCGGGGCGGTTCTCTGCTTTGTACCAAAATACTTGGTCATTGATCTTGTTGGACTTGGCATTGTTGGATATCACCATGCACTCGTAGTTCTCTGTGGTCTGGTCCATAATGGTGCAAAACGATTCCAGTGTGGGAAACATTGACGCATAGTTCTCCCAAATCTTCTTACGATTGGATAAATAATTCTCTCGCAAAATAAAAACGTAATCAATATTGGTACGGAGATTGGGCGGGATACCCAATGGGTATTGCATTGTGATGATCAACATCACCTTCCAGTGCCTCAATATACCATTATCATTCAGATATTTCTTTCTGAAATCGTTAAACCAATGCTTTCTGAATGGGCATTGCACTCTCTCGAGTGGGTTTAGACTATATCTTAAGGTATCATCGTAATTGGTTAGATTACTCAACCCCACGGGCATTTAGTCGTTGAACAATCATCATATCCTTACCTTTATCTTAGGCATAGCCTTTGAAACGGACTTAGATGACTTGCTGCGGGTTATCTCTATTTTATACCTTTTTACTATACTTTATGTGGTTAGCATAAACCACGACACTATTTCTAGTACCGCTTAGTAGTATAAACCTTCATAGAACTTTATGGTTCTAAATCAAGACGTCTCCGCAATTTGGACGTGTTGCATATAAAGGGTCCAATACCCTAAATACACTAGCCATTCTTTTGGAATGACTTAGGCAAACAATTCACCGTTCATGAACAAGGACCGCATCAACTTATCTTTGGTCCAGCTGCTGTCGTACAAGCAATCATCCAGAATAACAAAAGTACGTGGGTCGATAGAACACTTTTTATAAGTCTCCATCTCCGTTTGGCACTGTTTCATCACTGTTTTCTGACGTCTTAGCACATTCTCTATCAAAATACTGTTGTACTCTTCGTGGATGAAAAGTTTAGGAACCAATTTTCCATAAAAACCGTTACCAGCTTCAGTTCCGGAAATGACGGTTCCGATGGGAATATCCTGGTGATGATAAAGCAAATCTTTAACCAAAAATGTTTTGCCGGTATCACGACGACCAATTAACACAATGACAGGCCCTTTATTTTCTCTCGGGTCGAATGTGATTGCACGCATATCAAATTTTCGCAATTCAAGTGTCATTATATGAAATAAATAATATATGTAAAATAAAGATAATAAAATGCATAATAAAACGATTAGTTCAATATACCTAAAAATATATTTAGTGTAAAATATAAATGGAACCTGAAACCAACTTTAGTATTTACTATAAAAAAGCGAAGAAGCATAATTTAGAAATGTTAGAATCCATTCGTGAAATCCAAAATTACAATCCCATTTACAGTCGTTTTTTTGAAATGGACGAAACCAATTATAATCGTATTGCACTGAACCACAAATATCATATTTATGACTTATCATCGGTGATTGATGACAAAGATGCAGTAGTGGAAAAAGACATCTTTATCAAATTCTCTCCACTTTTGGATCCACTCAATTATCTGAGGGGCAAGTATGATTTAGAAACATCCATCTTTAAAACACTTCCTAAACTTGGTTCAACTGCAGAAACGTGTTATCCTAAAGTATTGGACGTAAATAATTCTTCTTATGTTGATGGATTTTTCTCTTATCTAACATCTATGATGAAAGACACATATAGATGGGAGCATGGTGTAGAGTACTATGGGTCGGCTCTCGCGGTACAAAAAGAATAATTTAAACAAACATTTCACGGTGGATGAAGACACGTCTATCATTTTGCGAGAATATTCAGGAGAAAATTCGAGAACAAATAAAAAAAAACTGAGTATCAAGGATTTAGAAATTGAGCTAGACGTTGAAGAAGTAATTACCGAGAACGAAGTTACCAATGAAGTTACCAATGATGAAGATGGAGAGAACGAAGTTACCAATAATGAAGATTCTGATACTCCATTGTTAGAATATGAATCTGCACCCAAGAATTCGAACTGCGATTCGAGTAGTGATTCGAGCAGTGATTCGAGTAGTGATTCGAGCAGTGATACAACGGAATCTCAAGATAGTGATTGGGAAACTGAAACCGAGGATGAAGAGAATGAAGATGAGACCGAATCCGACGATTCAATATTCGAGGAGGATGAAAAGATGTTTTGTTATTTGAAAGAATTTCCGGTTCAGCTTATTTTCCAAGAAAAATGCAAAGGAACGTTTGACCAATTGATTATGCAGAGAAAACTGAAAGACGATAGTTTTATTGAGGCACTTTTGCAAATTATTTTGATTTTAGCAACTTACCAGAAAGTTTTTAATTTTACCCACAATGATTTGCATACCAATAATATCATGTATGTAGAGACAACCGAAGAGTTTTTATACTACAAAATTGGCGGTGTTTGTTACAAGGTTCCTACGAATGGTCGTATATTTAAATTGATTGATTTTGGAAGATCCATTTACCAGTTTAATGGCAAAACGTTTTGCAGTGACAGCTTTGCACCGAATGGTGATGCGGCAACCCAGTATAATTGCGAGCCATACTTTAATGAAAAGAAGCCACGGATTGATCCAAATCCCAGTTTTGATTTGTGTCGTCTTGGTTGTTCTCTCTATGATTTTGTATGCAGAGATGATGAAGTGAAAACACCATTGCAAAAATTAATAAATTCATGGTGCAAAGATGACTATGATAAAAGTGTCCTTTATAAACCAAGCGGTCAAGAGAGATATCCTGATTTCAAATTGTATAAAATGATTGCTCGAACTGTGAATAATTTGGTTCCCGCAGACCAATTAAAACAGGGTGTTTTCTGTAAATATGTTTTTAACGAAACATCAAATCAAATCATAGATATTGATGCTTTGCAAATAAAGATCTAAATTTATTTATTATACCATTAAAAAATTAAAATAGGTTGTTTTATACCGGTGAAGATTTAAAACTGCACACCGCAGGTGTGCTTTGTTTCAAATCGTTACCGATACCGCTCCATTAACGAATTAAAACGTGCCGTTTTAATTCTTCAATGGAGTAATTTTTTACAATTATCGCATTTTTATTGATTTTTTTTTTATCATTTTATTTTTATTTGATTTCTTGTTTATTTTTTTTGCTTTTCTTGTTCGTCTGCCTCCTAGATTCTTCAAAATGTCTTTATTTTCTTTTAAACTTGCAAAAATGTCCAATGTATCTGGGACCTCTCCATTGGGTCCTAATTGTAATAACTTTTTTATATTTGGCAATGTTTTTTTAAATACATCAATATGTTGATTTTTCATCTGCCATTTTTTATAGTTTTCTTCCATTTCTAAAATGGTTTCTTCCGTTCCTATGTTTTCTTCCATTTCCGAAACATTTTCTTCCATTTCTAAAATATTATATTCTTGTGCATCTATGATAGTTTCATGCATTTTTTCATGCATTTCAACTAAATCATCTAAATTGCCGGTATTTTTATTATTGTCATGCTCGAATATATATTCGTAGCTTCGAATAAGTATGACTGGAGAATCTAATATTTTATTTTCACTACCGGCAACTTCAAATATATTACTACCATCAGGAACTACTTTTACTACATTTTTTAAATGTCTTAGTTGATTCTTAGTAAAAAAATCGGTTTCACACCAATATTGAATATTTTGTCCTCGTTTAAAACCATGATTTATATAAGTAACCCTTAAGTTTTCATCACTTAGACACAATTTTTGATTATTTCTATTATACAATATATTAAAAGCGTGACCATTATTCCCAACTGTTGTAATTGCAAGGTCCGAAGTGGCTTTACTATTTATTGCTTTTTCGGTTTTCTCACCTTTCATAAAATGGGCCTTAAACCACTGAGGGTTTCTTCCATCACCTGGTGGAACATGAGTAAAAGATTCACCATAAAATGGTCGTACATCAGCACCAAATAATAATAGTGTTTCTTCATTCGCTTTCATACTCTCTGTTTTTACCCTGCTTTTTATGATATATTCATTCATCATTCTTGGAATTGCATTTGGATCAGTAGATTTCCATTCTTCATCTGTACAAATTCCACCTGCAGTCATCTCGGCTATGTACGCATTTTGAACACAAATACCAAAAATTTGATTTTGATGTAAAAAATTATACTGTTCGCTTACCAAACCAGTTTTTTTTTTTAAATTTTTTTCACCTTTTA